AAAACCCCAAGCAGGTTTATCTGTATCTGCTGCTAGTTCTACTCTCTTCTGTAAACAGTTCCAAGGATGTGATCTAAATAATGAATCTCTAACTTGTGTATATCTTGAATTGCACAACCTTGCGTTCTTTGAATCTTCTGTAAGTGATAGGATAGTAGTTGCTCCTAATTGATTTAATGCTCCGTTACAAATGTCTACTACTGATGCCATATTTTTTCCAAATGTCCTTATGAGAAAGATCAACTTCATCTTTCTTTTTTTTAGTTAATTCGTTGATATTACCTATATCAATTTTTTCAACTAAAGCATATCTATAAATCTTATTATCCGTTCCCCATTCAAAATGCAATAGAAGTCTAGGCTCTTTGTAAATGTTTATGAGTCTCGGATCAAATCTTGCTCTTGTCATGAAAGAAAGATGGGGGATTACTCCCCCACCTAAATTATTGATTAGTCAATAGCATATAACATTTGCAACTGAATAGTACCAGTACCATTAGCACCTGCTAATGTAACTGTAACTGGAACACCATCTTTGTCGGCATCTGTTACTGCATTTTTGTCTAATGCGATTGTGTCTAACACTGCTACACTTTGAGCTGATGTTGATGCTGCTGCAGCTTTGTATTGATCTACGTCTGCTGCTTCAGTTGTACCATCTGCTTTATTGTGTGCTGCGTAACCTACAGAAATTGTAGTCGATCCACCAAGTGCATCGTATGCTACTGTTCCTGATAAAAGTCTCGCACCATTTGGTATGCTAAACATATGTATTGTTGATTGTTCTGCACTCGCTTCATATTCAGCAAAAGCTATTCTCACTCTACCTGCGAGTTCGTTAGTTTTTACTTTTTCAGAAGGAGTCGATGCAATCTTCGCTTGTTGTATTGAGTTTGCCATAATTATTTATCCTTCCTATTATGCTTCGTGTGCTTGAACTTCTACCACTTTTTCTTCTTCCATTCTTGTTGCTCCAATGCTCATGCAGTAGTAAACTTGAGTCGCATACGATTTGTCTGCTCTTTCGTCTATTCTTGCATTAACATCTTTACCAACTCCCAATGCAATGCCGTCTTGTGCGAAAGCAATACATGATCTTTTAGAAGATGCGATAGATAGTCTGTTTGATACTATAAAGTTAAAACCTAAGAACGAGTTGATTTCACCATTAGCCAATGCTTTGACTGTGTTAAAATCTGAACTTGTTACTTCAGTTGTACCTAATAGGTCTGTGATTTGTCTAGGTGACACGATTATATGTCTAGCGATAGACGGGTCTACACTTGCTAAATCGAACTTTTCTTTTGCAGTTCTTAATTTCGCAATCGTTAAACCATCAGTACCTGCTTCAGTTATTTTTTGAGCTGCAGGTAATGCAGTTGATGTTGATCCTGTTTCGCCAGTAAACGCAGTACCTAGAGCGGCACTTATTACTACATCATCCATAGCTCTTCCCATTGCCATAGCAGCGGCTTGAGCATAAGATGAAGTCGGGTCTATTAAGAGTCTAACTTTGTCTTGTTGATCGATTAAATCAGCAAATTCATAATCAGCTAATGATACTCTTCTTCTTGCGTGAGGTGTATCAATTTGCGGAGTGTCTGAATGTCTGCTAGTTTTTACAACTGCAGTTACTGAGCCAACCTGATCGAAGAAAGCATTTTTTCCTGTAACGCTTTCAAGTCTGACTTTGTCTCTTAATAACGATCCCATTTGTTGAGATAGCATTTGTATGTTAGCAGAATACTGCTGTACAAAAGCTGTAGTTATTTGTGATGACATAATTGTCTCTCCATTTTATTGTTATTGTTAAGTTAAACAGAAAGGTTCTCCGTCAAATTGACAGGCAATTCTTGCATTTAAAGTCTGTTAGACCGCAGTCTTTCCTACTGTCAGTAAGGTTCTTTCGAATTGTCTTACTAATAACCCCTTACATTAATTTTTAAAAAAATACAAGGGGTTAAAAATTATTTAGTTAGCATTTCTCTTAAAGTATAAACTTGTTGTACCATTTTATCATGGTCAGGATGTGATTTATTCCAATAAGGTCCATCTTTATTATTCATAATATCAGATATTTCTGTTTCAACATCGGTGTTTGAACTTACGTTTTCACTTTCCGTTGAAACTATTTTATCTTCTGACATCATTCCAGCTATCTTTGCGAAGCCTTTAATAATTTCAGGATGATCTCCAAGTCTCATTCCATCTTTAAGTTGCATATCTAATATCTCTGGGTTCATGTTAGCTTTAGCTAATGCTCCAGCTTTCTTAACATTAGATTCAAACTCTCGACCCCACTCTTGTCTTAACTGTTGTTCAGATTGAACTTGAGCAGTTTCAGTATCTACTTTGGCTTGTTGAGCCATGCCTTCCATATTATTTTTATAGAACTCTAAGATACCTTGAGCTTGTTTATTATTTAAACCTAACTGATGTGCGTTCTCAGCAAATTGTTTGATTGCATTATCATCAATAGGGACAACTTCTGACTTTGCATTTAAACTATATTTATCTGCAGATTCAGGTCTACCTAATTTATCGTAGACTTCATTCCATTGATCTTCAGTTGAGTTTTTATTAGGTACAGCAACTTTATCTTTACCAATCATTTGTGTTGCATTGATATATGACTTTGCCAGTGCATCTATCTCTGTAAACTTTTCTATGTTTGGATCGTTTCTAAACTCTTCGGATATTGCTTCTTTCCAAGTTTTAGCTACGGGTTGTGTCTCTGTTGTTGGTGATACAGGTGTATCGGACTTAGCAACATTACTTGGTGTTGCGGTTGGTTCTGTAGTTGTTGTCGTTTCTACAGGCACAGTTTCCTGTGTTATCTGTTCTGATGACATATTTATTTTCCTTTTTCATTATCGTTTTGTAGCATTGCTTTTATAAATAGAAGGATGCTACGTTGTCCTTCCATGTATGCACTCTCATGACTATCACCTTTTACATTGGTAGTAGTATGATGGTGGCATCTCTTTTCTAAATCAGACATGACTTGTTTGCCTTCGTCTGTATTGAATATATAATTGTAGTTCTTCTTTAAACTCTCAACATACTTTTCAAAGTTTTTTTCTTTATCTTTTGCTTGACCCATTATTCTTCTTCAGCATTTGCAACGGCTCGTGCTTCTTCAGGTAAGGCTTTGGCTAGTGGAGCTATATCTCCTCCAGCTTTCGCTAACTGTTGAACTTGTTGCATCTGCATTTGCTCCTGTTGTTGTTGTTGTGCTTGTTGTCGTTCTGCATTAACTTGACTTTGTGATTTTAATATCTTCTGTGGCACACCCACTATATCAGCTAAGTGTTTAACAAGATTATCAAAATTAACATAATCAAATACAGGAGCTACATTAGCCATGCTTCCAAGAATTTCAATAGCTCTCATAATAGATTGTAACTCTGTGGATTTCTGTGCTTTAGCTAATGGTGAAACGTATTCAATTTCTATATCCTGACCAGATAAAAACTCTGGTGCTTCAGGTAATTGATTGTTTCTTAATAGAATATTAAATACTCTATCAATTAAAGGTTTTAATAATTCAGATTGTAATCTTCCTAATACGGGTCCTAGTAATCTCATCTTTTCCTCATTACGTTGGATAACTTCTGTTGCTGTCATTTGTGGACCTTGTTGCATCATCAGTTGGTTTACATAGAACACAGCTCTAATCGCATCTCGTCTTTGCTCTTCCATGTTTAATCCTAATGGATTGTTTGCACCAATGTTTAAAGGTTCAATTCTATCTCTTGTACCTGATCTATAAAAATTTAATCCACCTGGTACAGTTCTTACTGGTAATAAGAAACCATCATCAGGAACTAATAAAGGTGGGTCTACTTGTTTCTGTGCAGCTTTAATTGTTGTCTTAACCATTTCATTTAACATCTTTACATCTGGTAAAGCTGTCATGGCAGGTGATCTTCCATAAATTTCATGTGAAGCCTTTAGGTATCTTGGTACTACAAAAGGGAACTCTTTAAATCCTGATACGGATAATTCATTACCATTTTTATATTCCATATATACAGATTCAAATGGCATATTCTTTTTATCTTTTTTTGCAGGATTAAAATCTGCTCTTGGATAAACTGCGTGTACAATCTCAACTTCTTTGTAGGGGTCTTTTTTTTCTAATATTAATATATCTTGTGATACTGCTGTGCCAAATTTTTGCACCACAGCTCGTGCTGATAAATTAAATCTTCTATAGATGGTATCAATTCTACCTTTATCATTTTCCGCAATGTAAACTTCATCGATATGTCTTGTAGAAAATTTTATAAAATCTTCTTCATCTTCTTCGATAAACATTGCTGCCGTACCAAAGGTAATAAGGTCGTGATACAATTCAAATATTTCTTGTTGAAAATTTGATCTATTAAATGCTGTGTACATTGCATCTGTTGCAGACTCTAACCACAGTTTAGCTTCATCTTCATTTTCAACATTGTCTTGTTTAAATCTTAAAGTAAACCAAGGTGTGGATGGGTTTGTAAGCATACCATGTAATGATGCTGCTAATAATTCTAAGGCTTGTAAAGGAGAACTATCAAAGATGAGTTCCATTCTTTTATCGCCACGTGTTCTTTTTTTAGTGACATCTGATTTTCTTGGCATCATGTAATCTGCTACTTCTTGCCAATGCGTTTCCCAGTTTTGTCTTTGACCTGCTAGTCTGCTAAATCTTGTTAATAGTTTTTTTGTTAAATCTGTTTTTGCCATTATTGTCCTAATAAACTCTTTCTACCTAATGTTGCTGTTTGATCTTCTACTCCACTAGGTCCTGTCATAATCGTCATTGATCTTCCTCTCGCTTTTGTTTTTCTTGAATCATATCCATCCATGCTAGTCGCTGTTACTTGAGATACTTCTGCTTGTGTCGGTGCGGGTGCAGGCGGTGGTGCGGGTGGCTTAGGTGGTCTGAATACACTTCCCATACTATGATCCTAATAAAGTTTTCTTTTGCACTTCCGCTTCTTCCTCAATACCTAAAGGTCCAGTTAAGATAGTTGATTTTCTACCTTTTCTTTTTCTTTCGATCTCTGCTTGCTCCGCTGCAATTCTATCTTTTTCTTCTTGTGATAGTTCTGTTGATGGCGGTTCAGGCAAAGGTTGAACGGGTGGTAGCGATGGCATTTTTGGTGAAAAGATTGATCCCATAATTATATAATCCTGTATTCGTTATCTGCTACACTTTGTGGTGCAACTTGTCTAGTATTAATTTCTTGTAAACCTACCGCTAGGTATCTCATTGCATCACACGCATGAGACGACCAATCGTGTACAGGCTTACTTCGGAACATTCGATTTTTATCAATATACTTCCGATGGTAATGTCTTAACGCATCTATTAACTTTTTGCAATGGTCTGTATCAATCCAACATCGAGGTAAGGTCATTGTCGTTGCGTGTATACCATCTTCTAATGGAATTTTAGGAACAACTTTAAACCTAACACCTAATTGATAGGCGACCTCTCTCCTGGTTTTACCATTGCTAAAATCTGTAACTTCTATATCATGCGGTGCGAAATGATCTTTGTAGACATAATCTTTCTCCTTAATCATCTGAATATAATGCGGTAATCCTTGTCCTCTCTCTTCATGGTAGTCGATAATGTTAATAGATCTTCCTAGCTGCTGAAAGAATATAATCGCACTATGATCTGATACTCCTAAGTCCCAAGCTGTGTTTACTGGTAACGATGGATCGTAAGGTACTCTAGTTAATTGTTTTTGATCTTCCATCTTCACCAAGGTATCATTGTAAATAGATCCTTCAAT